ACAGGACTATTAGAGGACATATCAGAGACAGCAAGATCAGCAGCCCCAGCAAAACGGCGACCTTCATCAACGATTCCTTGTAGCAAAGTTAAAAGAGTTTGGCTTGGTTCTTTGTATGGCAGTGGCATAAAGTTGTCGCGCATCACGCCAGATGGTACATCCACATCTCTCCATTCACCCGGAGCAATCGGCGTATCATCACCTTTAACTCTTAGTCCTCTAGTTTTAAAGCCCCCTGGAAGATTACTGAGAGTACCCGCATCAACCAACTGACGAAGGATTGAAGTACTAGACTTGGCGAAAGCACCAATAAGATGAATAAGCCCAAAGCAATAAAAGCCAAAACCCGGCACATACCCATAGTGAACGAAGTGATTACGTTTTTTACATGATTCATCTTCAGGATCCCAATTTCTGCGAATTGAAAGGATAGTTCCAGTGCCTTTTTCAATAGTAACTACATAAGGCAGGGCTATGTCAGTTTTCTTACCATCATGATCTTCATGTTCAAACCCTTCTAAATTGATCTCAACATGCATTTCTAACAACTTAAACCGATCATCCGTTGACGCTCTAAACCCAAGCTTATCAGCTATCTTCTTCTCAACATCATCCATAGTATTGGAAGGTTCACCAAGGTCTACATCTCTGTAGAAGCCCTCATACTGCAATCTGCGTATCTCGTTCTCAGTCTTGCGCATTACATGGGTTACACGTTCTGCAGATTCAAGGCTTGATGCACCATACGGTACAACTACATCTTCAGCAGGTACGTACATAGATACTTGTCGAGTTAAGTATGGGTCATAATATACTTTCTTAAACGCATTACCTGCTAATCCTAAGCCCCATAACATACGCTCATGCTCTGGTCTATATTCAGTCATAACATCAGTAAGCTGATAGTTCATATCGTCCTGAACACGTTGTGCAGCTTCTTTCTTATCTTCTGTTTCTTTACCTATTATTTGTGTTTTAACTGGTCCAGACGCAGGAAATGTAGCAGTGATTGTCTCAGCTTGGAACTTAATAACAGCCTCAGTTAACAGTGGGTGGTACACACCACATGCGCCTTCCCAAGGTTCTGAGCGTTCTTCCATCTTAAGACCTAACAACTCTAACCCATCGACATAAGTCTGTACCCAGTCTTTACGTGCGCTTACATCAGACTCAAAGTCATTAATAAGATCTGAAGCTAGAGAGTCAAGAGTTGCATCATCAATCTCTTCAGCAAGGTTTGCATTAAACTTTTCTTCATCAACTTCTTTTTGGATCTGAAGAATAATCTCATCACCATGACTTATCGTTACTGACTCAGGGTCTTCAATTTCAATCTCAAGAGGTTCTTGATTCGGGTCTTCTTCTTGATCTATGGTATCTAAGCCCATAGGGGCTGGGTTTACACTCTTGTCTATCATTATGTTTCCTTAATTAGTAATAAGCTGCTTTTTTTCTTGCTTTGTAGTAGTAATCATCAACTTCTGGTTCGTCACTTGGTAAACGTAAAAATCCACCTTGCCTAAACCGTAACAACGCTAGGGTTGTAGAGTCAACTAAGTCATCATGGGTGCCACTTGGAAAGTCATTACATTCTTCTATGACTTCTTTAGCCCATCTATGTTCAGGAGCCCATACTATACCAGCAGAAAATAAATCAGATATAGCATTAACCCTACTAATTTTATCTTGTCCTTTACCCGGCGTGAACTCACCTATGGGTACACCCATACGCCTTAATTCTTGGTACAAAGCCGCGCCGTTAGACTTCTTTTCAACTATAAAAGAGTCAGGCTGCCATTCTTTATGTTCTTCTAGCACAAGCTTTTTTAATTCTGGAAACTCTAGCCGCTTCTTTATAGCATTTAATAAGATAATATTAAAGTTATTAGTTTGTTCATTGAAAAATACTCCCCAAACCGTAAGGGCATTAAAGTCAGCTCTATTATTTGTTTCTTGTGCAGCATCGAGTGACATAATAGTAAAATCACACTGAGGTGGTGTATTTCCTTCCCACATCTGCCACCACTCTCTCTTTATTAATGCACCTTCTTCTGAAGTAGGTTTCTGTAGGTACTGAGCGTTCCAATACCGTACGTCTAATGAAGCTTTTTTGGCTAATAGCTCCTCAATAGTCCAAAACTCAGGCCAAAGTGGGTCTCCATCGTCTTTAATAGCAGGAAATTCTATGACTTCCCACGGATCTACGCCTTCTTCTCGTTCCATTTGAGAGATAATCTGCCCAGTCAGGTCAAGTTTAGACCATCTTGTCATTACGACAATAATGGCACCTCCCGGCATCAAACGTTGTATAGGACCTGATTGAAACCACTCCCAAGCTGGGAGGAAAACACTAGCTTTATTCTGTTTAGCGTCTTGTTCTGAGTGTGGGTCATCAATTATAAAGAGATCTGCACCGCGACCTGCCAAAGCCCCACCAACACCAATAGCGAAATACTCACCGTTAAAGTTCGTACCCCATCTAGAGGCTGATTTGGAGTCTGATTGTAGCTCAACTTGCGGAAAAATGCCTTTATATTCATTGGAGCCTACTAAGTTACGTACCCTTCTACCGAAGTTAATAGCTAAATCAGCTGTATGGGAAGACATAATGATCTTTTTTTGTGGGTATTTACCCAAAAACCACACTGGAGCTAGGTATGATATAAGTTCAGACTTACCATGTCGCGGTGCGATGTTAACTACAACACGTTTTTTCTTACCTGCAGCTATATCTTCAAAGACTTGTATAAGTTTTAAGTGGTGAGGACCCACTATATAGTCTGGATATACATGTCTTATAAAATCTAAGAACGATACCTTACCTATATTTTGGGTCATGTGGGCATCGTACTCCTTTAATAGAGCAGCGGTATGCCTCTTTTTAGCATCAGACATTAACGGCAACGCCTGACGCAGTTTAAATAGGTCTTCTGGGGTTAATTTAATACCCATTATTCTATAGTTAGTTGTCTAGCTTCTACGTCAATAACCCTTCCTTCAATACTACTAAGGGTTTCTAATAATTCTTGTTCGACTTCTTCTATAGTTTGTACTTTTATAGTTAACTCAGTGCGCTTTTTAAAGGCATCTACACCATCTATGTCACCTAAATGTTTAAGAGCCATGATTCTAGTCTTACTATCTTGAGAGTTTTCTATTTCAGTTACTAACTTATTAACCACATACATTTTAAGATCAGCTAAGTCATCAACTATAGCCATATTCATTTGAGCAACCATACCTGCAAGTAATGCAAGGGTCTCATTAGGGTATTGGTTATACTCAGGTTTGTACTTAGGATCAGAAGCCATCTCTAAAGCTATTGCCGTTGCCTGTGTAGTGTTGGCAATAGAAGGATCTATAGGGGCTCCAGTTAGGTCTGACATTAATTTTACGACGTTCGCCCGCATGTTTAGCTCTTCTGTAGGCGATAGGAAGGGAAATGCTTGCTTAGCATTAACCGGAAGAGGAATATTCTCTTCTATTGTAGGGTAGTAGTATTCAGCTGTCATATTTACAATTCAGTAAAATGTTTAATGGTCTATGCAGAGTTTTACTTAATATGCACATAAAAGCGAATTATAACTTACTCTCACCTTAATCTCGGAGTGAGAGGACTCCGCCTGCATAGACTAAAAGTAGTCTACTATACTTTAAAAATTTTTGCGAAATATTTTTTTGATGGGGCTTTTTAAAAAGTGACGGGGGGGTTTGTATATTTAAAGTTTACGTATTCAACGCGAGGGATTTGTAGCGATGATTTGCGCGGTACTAAGTGTAAAAGAAAGGGGGGCTTTAACTGAGAAAACGGGGTGATGGGGGTCTGCGTAAGCGTCAGAACCAATTAGTATGCTTAAACTTTACTTAATAGATAATTTGTGGTTAAATAAAACCGTACCAACAAGGTACATAACTATAACAACGAGGCAATACAATGTTATTTACACCTAAGCATTACAACACATATAAAGAACTAAGAGCTGAACGCTATGATGAATTAGATAATAGCAACACACGAATGTTGACTGAGGATAGTGATGAATGGTTTCCTGTGTTCGGTTGGGTTGGCAATGAAGTCTTCAGAGTTTCTTTTGAGTACGATTTAGATGATTTTAAAATGTATGTGGTTAGTAATCCATTCCCACGTGGACTAGAGTATAAGAATATGGAAGTAGAAAATGGTAACAATGTTGACTTATGTTGGTCAATTATAGCAGAAGCACAATTAGATTAACAACCCAACGCACAAGGACGTGCATAACAACGAGGCAATACAATGAACCTATTAAAAATAGATGTTTGGAAAGAACTTAGTACAACAACAAAGTTGTACATCTGTATCGGTGCCGCCTTTATGGTGGTTGTAGTAATAGAGAACATAGCAGTTGCACTGCTTGGAGGGTAAGACAATGAGTGATACTGAAGCAAGGGTACTGTATACAGTATGGTATACATATGAAAATAAAAGGGTTGTATTACTTGAACGGTATATTCAACCATCAAAGGTAGGTAGATATCTGGATAAGTTCGAAGGATTGATGGGCTGTATGTGGTATGCCTGTCCTACTGAATACTATAACAACAACTTAAAATAACAACCAACGCACAAGGACGTGCATAACAATGAGGTAGTGCAATGACTAAACTAACAGATAGTAAACGAGTAATACTAATATCATTCTATTGTGATCATTTTCCTAAAGCACCATGCTCAAGGATACAAGAACTGTGTGATTACATAGAAGATAATAACTTAGCTGATGAACTAGATAGTGTTAAGGCTTATACATTATGTATATTTGATTTTGTATCTAAGTGTGCAGAAGCAACAGCAAAAGAATTTGGTAGATAATCAAACAGCCACAAGGATGTGGCTTTACCCTTCGGGGTAATTGATACCAGTTATAAAAGCCTGAGCACGTCAAACCGTGAGCGTGTCGTTAATTATTGTATCCTCACATGACGATATCATTAGTATGCTTAAACTTTACCTAATCATCTAATTATGTTTTAATAGAACCGTACCCAATGCACAACGCAACGGGACAAAACAAAAGGTATATTACAATGACTACTAAAAAAGAAACTTTGACTATCAAATCACAAGGCTATGCACAAGCGGTTGCCGTTGACTCTATATATGCTATTGCTCAATGGTGTTTGGCTAATATATCGGGTTTTCCCGTTAAGGCTGATATAGATATAAAGGCACGGGAACAGTTATATGCTGGCTATAGACTGCGACGTAATGAGATTTTTAAGCCTGAATCTAGTGTTACCGATGGTGGCAAGGAAATTACGGTTAGCGTTGACGTTGCTTATAGCTACTCAAGCAATGAGTTTGGTAAGTTAAAAGAATCACAACCATTATTACATAAAGCGGTTAAAGAGGTTCGGATAGCCACCGACAAGTATTGCTCACAAAGATACGCTAGGCTACTTCAAACAGGTGTAGCAATACAGAATGAGGGAAAGAGTAGAAAACCTAGAGCAGTTAAAACAGTGAGTGAGCAATGCCTAGCATACTGCGATAGCATGGAACAAAAGGTTAAGCTACACGTTGGAAAGGAAATAGAGAATAAGGCAGTACTAGATAAGGCAATGCTTGAAATAACAATCTTTAAAAACAAAATTGAAGAAATACTGAAAACCATTAAATAATATCTTACCCGTCAGGCTTAGGTCTGACGGGTTTTTTTTGTGCCTGCGAAATTGATACCAGTTATTAAAGCATGAGCGCATCAAACCGAGTTCATCGAGATAAATAACGTATCGTCAGGTGACGACACTATAAGTATGCTTAAACTTTACCTAATCATTTAATTATGTTTTAATAGAACCGTACCAACAAGGTACATAACTTAACTAAAAGGTAAATACAATGACAACTAAAAAAGAAATCGTTTTAACTATTAAAAGTCAAGCTTATAACCAAGCAGTAGCTGGTGACACTATTACAAGTGTAGCTCAATGGTGTTTAGCTAGTGTAGTTGGCTTCCCTGTTAAGGCTGACGTTCCAGTAGAGGCTAAAGAGCAACTGTATCAAGGTTATAGACTACGACGTAACGAAGTTTATAAACCGTCTATGAGTATCATAGATTCAGGTCGTGAGTTGTTAATTACTGTTGATGTAGCATACTCATACACCAGCCATGAATTTGGTAAGCTTAAAACCTCCGAGCCTAAATTGCATCAAGCAATATCAGAAGTTAGAATTGCAACTGATAAATATTGCAGTAAAAACTACGCAAGGTTATTGGCTAAAGGTGTAGAGTTGGTTAATGAGTCTAAAGGTAGAAGTCCACGTCAGACCAAGACCTTTATTGAGCAAGTACAACACGCTCACGACGTTTTAGATGGTAGGGCTAAGTTATGGGGTAAAGACCATAAAGAAGACTGTGAGCGATACACACGGGCTTTAAATGCTTTTAATAGAATTTGGAACGAAAAAGAGTAAATCAACTAGGGAGTCTTCGGACTCCCTTTTTTTTGGCTTAGCCAAAATTGATACCAGTTATTAAAGCGCGAGCACATCAAACGGAGTTCATCTGAGTAATTAACATGTCGTCACGTGACGACATTATGATTTGTTCTTTGTCAAAAGTATTGACTATGTTATTTTTTTGATTTTTAGGGATTTGCTGGGAGATGCTAAACTTGCTATGGTTTAGCATAATCCTTTTTTTTACCCTTGTCAATAATTAAAATTAATTATTTTTATTTTATTTTATGACTTTTTTTACCGCAGTTATAGTCTTTTTTCACCATTTTGACGGCTTTTTCTATGTACTGCTAAAGTGTACATAAGCTACAGCCCACGCCGTTCGTGGCTTCCGACGCAGGAGTATTCCGTAAATAACAATTTGTGCGTATGTGTCAGTTTTTAAGTTGTTGATATATATACACTTCGTAAAATTCTGTGCAATGGTGTTTTTTTGGTGAACACAAAAAAACTCAGTAACGACGCGGGGTGTAGTACCGATGTACCAATGTGTTCGCGAAAAAATAGGGTATGGGGACTATGTTTTGCACAAATTTGTAAAACTTTGCACAGCTGGGCAAGCGTCATAATGTATACTTTTACTGGGCATACCCCCCCCTTTCAAAATCACTGCACAGTAGTACATCGGTATAAACACAACTATATTTTAACTACTACTACTATATATATAATATAATATAATAATAAGAATAACAATAACTTACAAACTGTCTTTCCTTATAAATAGTTTATTTCTAAATTATCAGAAATGGTAAAAAGCCCATTCTGTGTCAACTTACATAATGTTTTTTTGACACAAAAACCACGTCCAAATCGCTACACCCCGCATGTTCTCTCACTTTTTTTGTGCACTACCTATTTGACACAAAACTCAATTTTTATAGGTTTAACTTTACATAAGCACCCTTTTTCACCTACTCTATTTCATTTCTGATATCACACATATTAAACCGTCAAAAGTGTACAAAAACACCCCAAAATAAGCCACTTTCATTTCTAAATTATCAGATATGACACAAAAAACTAAATTATTGACCTCAAACAAAAACACGTGTATTATCTGCGTCTGGTTTTTGCACAGTTTTTGACACAAATGCACCCTAGTAAAAAAGCCACTGAGTCTAGAGTTAGATTCTGACATTTTAGAAATGAACTTAATAGGTAATACAATGAGAGAGAAAATAGAATATTTAGTAGAGTTAGGATGTGAAACTATTACACTAACCGAGTTAGCAAGAACAGAAGGAATCCCACGCAATGTTTTAAGAATAAGATATTTACGTGGTGCACGAGGAGATAAACTTATTGCCCCAATAGAGGTGCACAAAAAACAAAAACCACGCAAACCAAAAGAGATAAATAACACGTCGTCAGGTGAAGACATACTAAATAAGGAAACGCAACAACCAGCCCCACGACGTTCAGTATCAAGATACGACGATGTAACACACAACAACCAAACACACACGCTGTGGGAGTGGGCAAAGATAACTGGCATCTGCTACGAAACAATAGCCACGCGATATAGGAATGGGTGTGAAATAAAAGATTTATTTATCAAAGTAAATGGTAATTGGATGAAGAATAAGACCTTGTTTACTTATAAGGGTAAGACCAAGACCCTAACGGAATGGAGTAGTAGTCTATATGTGCCATTATCCACGCTGTGTGATAGACATGCTAAGTTCTTAGCTGGTAAATGGACAGCCCACGACGTTGTACATGGTAAAGAAAGAAAGATGCCCTACAACGCTGATGTGGCATACCAAGATAGGATTGCACGAATAAAGATAGTAAGAGAGTTTAAAGAAAAGGAAACTAAAAAGATACTTGATAAGAGGGAACAAATGAAACTAAAGAAAGAGGAATTCAATGCCAGACTTAAGGATACTTATACACCCATAGCTACGTCAGATGTGCCAAATGAACTAATGAACCTGATTAAAAAGCTACAAGCACCAAAAAGCTATGATGACATAGATGACGTAGAATAATAACAGACCAACCCACAACTCAAATATCTTTCGTAAACATTAACTTGACATAAGGGTAAAAAGGGCGTATAATAGTAGTCTAGGAAGTGAGGTATTTACATGGAAGTTTGGTCTTTTTGGTATTTAACATGTCGTCAGGTGACGACATCATAACTTGGATAAAGCAATGAACGAAGATAAAGAAGATAAGGAGTACAGAGCCTTCACCGTCGTGTACAGGCACGACACAGCCCAGATATGGGCTAAGAGTAGAGAGTCTGCTCTTAACAAGGCACAGAGTCATTTTAAAACAACAGCCAGTCAACGTAACAACATCAGAGTCTTAAAAGAGTTTGATGCACTAATGATGGGTTAGGAGGAAGCATGGTAAAGATATACACAGCACAAGTAAACGCACATGGTAATGTTATTGTGTGCAAAGGTAATGATGTAAGAAACTCATACAAGATAATTGGAGAAGGTTCTTACAAAGAAATGTTAGCACTAAAACTAAAATATAAATAACACGTCGTCAACTGACGACATAATAACTTGGAGAATAACAATGAAAGTAAGTAGAGAAGATTTATTGCATGAGATTGCAACCATCGCAACACAACGTGCAACCCAGAAGGAGCTAAACGAAGCATACTACAACGAAACTGCTAACTACTTCGGTGGAGAGTATGACGACGAACAACTTATTAATCTTTTAAATGAACTAACAAGCGGAGAATAACAATGACAACTAATACAATCGAATTAGCACAACCCAACCACATCATCAGCCTGTCAACTTCAGCGGTGCTGATAGCACTAGATGTAAACGTGTGGAGTGCAACAAAGCAAGACCGTGAAATATCCGACGAGGTTACGACTGCTAAGAAAGCAGACAAGAACGCAGGACGCTTCGTTAAGAACATATTGAACAACAACCCAAAGCACAAAGCTATAGTCAACTACAGACAGGCTATGTATAACTGGAGAAAGCGTAGGACGTATCGTTGGAACAAGAGTCAGGACTTACTACCTTGCATGGACTTACCAGCGTTTAAGCAGGAATGGGCGGAGCATGAGCAGGAGTTCCACATTCTACTAGAAGACTTCTTAACAGACTACGACCATATAGTCAGCAACATGGCATTTAGTCAGGGAGATATGTTTAACAGAGATGACTATCCACACAAGGACGATGTGCGTAGGAAGTTTGGTTGTCAGCTGTTTGTGTCAGAAGTACCTATGTCTGACTTTAGATGCAGTATAGCTAACGACTTAGCGGAAGATTTACATAGTACATATAAGAAACAAACAGAGGAAATAATACAAGTAATCGGTGAGCAACAAGCCGAGCGTATGATTGCACTAATGAAGTCTATTAGTGAGTGCTGTGAGATAGAAGATAAAGATAGTAAAAAGAGAAAGAAGATATACGGTGCTACCCTAGAGAAAGCACAGAGCATGTGCGAGCTGTTTAAAACATTTAACTTAACCAATAGTCCATTGCTAGAGGAGGCACGACATGACTTAGAGCGAGCGTTAAAAGGTATCGATGCACAATCGATAAGGGACAGCGACTACACACGTGAGTGTGTTAAGAAAGACGTAGACAGTATTCTGTCTAAGTTCGGAGCATTCAAATGTATCTAGTAAAAAAAGGTTGTATAAGCTGGAAGTTAGCTAAGCGTAGGTATGGTGTTAGGAAATTAGCTTGGACATTAAAGCCCTTAAGATGTGGGGGTAGTAACTGGGTGTGGAATCGTGAGCAAGCTGTACCATTTAAAAAGTATAGTGCTTGGAAAGTAATTAATAAATTATAGGAGAACGAGATGAATAAATATGTAAGCGGTAAGCTTAGCAGTAAATAACACGTCGTCAACTGACGACATACTAAATAAAATAAACTAAGGAAATACAATGACAACTTTAAATTTTAGCAACACAGTAACAATCAACGAACTACGTACAATCATTCCAGCTATCGGTGTAGAGCTTACACCAATCATTCAGTCAGAGCCGGGTTGTGGTAAAACATCATTACTTCATATGATTCGGGAAGACTTAGGTGATGGGTACGACTACATCTACGTAGATTGTCCTGTCAAGGATATGTCAGACATTGGTATGGTTATCCCCAATCATGAAACACAGAGCTTAGAGTATTACGTAGCAAGCTTATTCAAACTAGACTCAAACAAACCTAAAGTTATTCTATTAGATGAGTTCATGAAGTCCCCGAAGTTATTGCAGGTAATCTTTACCCGACTAATGCTAGAAAGAATGTTAGGTGATGTTGCTCTACCAGCTGGGTCTATTGTGTTCGGTACGTCTAACAACGCATCAGATGGAGTTGGTGATTCAATGCTGGCACATGCTGGTAACAGAGTATGTATATTAAAAATGTCCAAGCCCAACGTAGACGAGTGGTTGGCATGGGCAGGTGAGGCAGGGATTAGTCGTGTCATCAGAGCGTGGGTTAATATGTTCCCAAGAGCATTAGCGTCATACACAGACGGTAATCAAAACGATAACCCATACATATTCAAACCATCATCAAATGCAATGTCGTTCTGCTCACCACGTTCATTAGCTAAGGCTGACGTTATTGTACGCAATAGAGATAAACTAGGTGAGAACGCTACGATGTGTGCATTGGCTGGTACTATCGGTGCAAGTGCGGCAGGTGATATGGCGGCTTTCCTTTCATTAGAGAAAGGTTTACTTGATGTACGAGATATTATCAAAGCCCCAACTAAGGTTACTATGCCTGACGAGATTGCGGCACAACTTATGATTATGTTCCAAGCTATTGACACTATAGAAACGCAAGATGATTTGTCAGCGTTCATGGAGTTCGTAGAGCGTATTAAGTCATCAGAGGTACAAGCAATTTTCTTCACGATGATGATGCGTGGTAGCAAATCGGTGCGTATTGCATCACGTAACCAAAAGATAGCAGAGTGGGCAGCTGCTAATCACGAATTGTTCTGAGGAGATAGATATGCAAAAGCAAACAACCAGAGTCAAGAAGGCTCACGTGGCTTTGATGAAGCACCCACAGACTGCACTATACTCAGGTGTTATGTTGATGGGTAAGTCTGAAGTAATAGAAGATGCTAAGTTTACAGCCTACACCGACGGAGTCAACAAGAAGTATGGTCTTGCGTTCCTTAGAACTATAGACACTAACCCCAAGCTACGTGGTCTTATCTTGCATGAGAACCTACATGTTGCACTAAAGCATATCCCACGTGGTGTGGATATGTGGAAGAAAGATAGTAGGATTGCTAATATATCAGCAGATTATGTTGTAAATCAAATCATCAAAGACATAGACGGTACTGTTGGTGGGGGTGATGAACGTATTGTAGAACTACCAGACAACGCATATCAGGACGATATGTTCAAGAACTGGAGTATGCGTGAGGTGTTTAACTATCTCATAAGTAATCCACCACCAGAGGGTCAGGGTGGTAGTGGTCAGGGTGGTGATGGAGATATCCATGACTTTGAGGGTAGCTCAGAGCTTACACATGAGGAAGCTAAGGAGGTTAATGATGCTATAGATAAAGCTCTGCGTGAGGGTGGCATACTTGCAGGACGTATGGGTGCTACGATGCCTAGAGCCATATCAGATTTACTTGAGCCGAAGGTAGACTGGAGAGAAGTCCTTAGAGAGTTTATCACGTCGTCATGTAGAGGAAGTGATGAATTGACATGGAGGAAGATGAACAAGAGATATCTAGTCAATGATATGTACTTACCTAGTTATGAAACAGAAACGCTAGGTGAGGTGACTATTGCTATAGACACATCAGGTTCAATAGGTGGTGCAGAGCTGACGGAGTTTGCAAGCGAACTGGCATCGATATGTGGTGTATGTAGTCCTGAGCGTGTGCGTGTGTTGTGGTGGGATACCATCGTGCATGGCGAGCAAGTATTCGAAACTGACTACGCTGACATAGCTACGTTGCTTAAGCCACTAGGCGGTGGTGGTACAAGAGTATCGTGCGTTTCGGAGTATATTACAAAGAATAAGCTCAATAGCGAGTGTGTAATTATATTCACAGATGGTTATCTAGAGGACAGTATTAGTTGGGAGGTTGCTACACCAACATTATGGCTAGTAACACAAAACAAATCATTTGAACCCCCACGTGGCATAAAGGTGAAAGTATGAGTGCAATACAAGAGATAAGGGAAGAGAATGCAAGGAAGCTACAGAGCGAAGCAATTAACAGGTACATGATACTAAAGGAAACTGAGATAGAGTTAGCCATAGACACTGCTGAGAGATATAAAAGTATATGTGTTGGGTTAATAATATCTCTAGTGTTAGTGCTATCAGGTACAGGTTATTGCTTGTATTACATAGACAACATACAGAAGTGTGAGCAAGTAAAGTATGTAAAGCCTAATGCAAACGATAAATACATTTTAGAGAGATTACGATAATGACTACAGAAACTATACACCCACAATACGCTACATGCCAACTAGACTACGCTAGATTGGAACGGATTACTACGGTAGAAAAACCATATAGAGGTTCAACAAATCGTTATCCGATAGAGAGTAGAAAATACTCACACAAATGCTTTTATGAGGAGATGATAGATGGAGAGAAAGTTTATAAGATAGCTTACGGCAAGAGTTGGACTTCTATATCCATAACTCAGGAGCAATATAAACTAGAATCGGGTAAGAACAATAGAGTATATAAGCGAGGTGAGAACGATTACATTAAGTATGTTGGGGAAGTACACATAGTGGGGATTGTTTACCCTGACCGTTCGTTTGAGTTCTTAACTGATAACCAGCATTACGGAGTGGGACAAGGGCTTAAGGTACATATTAACGGGGGTTGGTTGCCGTACATAGGGTATATACGTAGTAGCAAGAAGCATGGTGGTGTAGTTATTAGCCGTCGAGGTTCAAACAGAACAGATGAGATATTACACCCTGTGTTTAAAGGACTACGTATATACACAGATACGTTCGAAACTCACCCGAAGTGCCAATACAAAGTAGTTGGATATAAGACTGTAATAAAGAATGTGCGTGAAGCTATGAAGCCATACGAGGAAGCGTTCAAAATAACAGATGTTATGTTTAGAAATATGGAGATTAATTCCATACTAGATATAGCTGAGGAGCTACATAAGGACTGTGATAAGCCAAGCTATACTCACCCTAGCAATAACTATAAAATTGATAATGAGTTAATTAGACTATCTAGTGATTTATCAACTCAACCATTGGATACAGCCATTAAGATGGCGTGGGAGTACAACCTTAATAGTATTAGAACTGCTGTTAGAACTAGGTCTCATAGTTATTATACTAACTATAACTGGAGTACTACGATAAAAGTACACACATTAACTAACAACATAAAGCGTAAGTTTAGAGATGCGTTATGCAGAACTAATAATACTACGCTATTAAAGTTAGTTGAGTACGAAGCAGGGACAAAGTATCCAGCTAGTATATGGGGGTATGATGTGATGTTAAATAACGAAGTAATGATGCACTATAAATAGTACGTCGTCACCTGACGACATGATAATTAGGAGAATACAATGAAAGAATATATTAATAAAGAATCAATCGTTTTTGAAGAACTGGCATCAGTTCAGTCTACCATTGACGCTTCAGGTGTTGAGCCGTTAGTAGATTGGTTACATAAAACATACGGCTTGCAAGTGTATGGGTTTCGTGCAAATAAAGTTTGTATGGCATATGGTAACGGTATACATGTGTGTTCAGTATACACAGACAAAAACGTGCATGGAGATGTAATCTATTGCTACAAATGTAAAGTAAATCCTAAACAAAAAGCAAAGCGTAGTGACAGTATTTATGTTAGAGAAAGTGTTAAATTATCTTCGTTAAAGAAAGCTATAGCTAAAGTAGTACCTACGCTCTCACTTTTTAATACATGGGTATCAAATGGGTTTTGTGATATAAACGAAGTTATTAGCAATAGTGTTAATAGTAACACTTATAAAAATAAGTACGACCTTGATGACCCTATAATACATGCCATGATGCAATATTGCTTAGGTGGTAATACTAACTCACCAATAGATTATCCATTAGATAAAGCTAAGATAGCTCCCTTGTTAGAGAAATGGGATAACGCTGATGCAACAGAAATAGAAAAAAGACTTAGGATTACTGATATTTTTGCATCACCTTTATATGCGTTAGGTATCAAAACATTTGAGGGTAATAAATCGGATATTACAGTCGCTGATGAATACTTCTTAGGTGTAATAAAGCTAACAAACGATAGTCCCTTAGCAGCTATACGTAGTTTTGAAACAGTAGTACCTTACACACGCATAGCTGACATATCTGAATGTCCAAGCGAGCTACAATCCATAATAACTATGTTTAAAGTACGACATGAACATAAAGAAATGGCTGTAGATTTTATACCAAAAGGGGCTAGTTATGATAATGACTTATCAGTGGTTACATTACCTTCATCTAAATATTATAACGCACGAGGAGGTTTATCTTGGTTCTTGACACCAAAAAATTAACACCAATAAAATTATATTATGCAGGTAAAAGTATTTGGCGTGTCCCATTGCGTAAACATGGTGACTATAGTACTCTATATGTAAAGACAGGGTTTACTAGAAGTTTTACTAATGAGACACTACCAGACTATTTAAAATCTAATATGGCTATGATTTTAGCTATAGATAGCCCCAACATAATACCTGACAACGAAGTAAGTGAATACAACGTATTTAAAATACCAATAAGCAAACCTGAATGGTTTGAGATTGGGTGGCAGATATCTGCTTCATGGTTTTGTATGTGTATGAGAACTGAACAAATAACATCACTAAAAGGAATAACAAATGAAGACGTTTATTACGATGACGATGACGATGACGATAGCAACAACAGCCCTAGCTAGTAACAATGGTGAGTATGGGTATGGTTCACATTGGCATGGATATAACAGCAAGCAACAAGAGGAGGAAGCACATTATTGGCAACAACAACTGCAAATGACAAATCAAAACTTAGTAGACAACGCTATACTTCAAAGACTAAATGGTGGGCAACCCCCCGAAGATGTAAATGAGTTAGAAGATTTATTACTGGATACAGTCGGTGAAGAATAAATAAAAAAAGGGGCTACTTTTTTAAGGTAGCCCCAAAACCAACGAGCGCAACAGTAGCAACAACGAGGATTAATACAATGAGCCTACAAGATACCACAGATATGCAGTATAGCAAAGATTATTATCAACTTAATAAAGAAAAATGTAGGGCGAAAGCCTTAGCGTATTACCATAAGAATAAAGAACGGCTTAATGCCAACAAACGTGCATTACGTAAGGGAGAAATTACTGAGACTATGGCACAAAAACCCGACACCGTACCTATTATGACAATAGAAGAAAAAAGAAAGCTAAATAACAAACGTTATCATGCGGAAAATAAAGAATTTATAAAAGCTCAACTTAAAACAAAGACATTACAAAAACGTTTATCTGGGAATATACCAAGAATCAATCAGCAAAAGAATATCACAAAAAAAGAAATTGCTCAGTTAATTGGTATAAACCTTATACCTCTAGAAAAAATATTAAAAGATCCTAAATACTGCGCGCCAAAACATATAGCAATTCATCTTGACGGTACAGTTTTGTTTAACAGAGCTGAAATTATGGAATGGGTGCCATATATTCGTGAAGTTTGTGCGTTTATCTCCAAAGGTAAAACAATAAAAATAACTGGAATGGCGGCACAAATCGTTCAGTTTATGCGTAAAAATAAAAAAGTAATAGCATATTGCGACGAAATTAGACGTAAACAATTAGATGGCAGGGCTACAAATGGTCAGAGATATTGATTACGCTCTCATACTGCAGGTGCTTTATAGTAAAGGGTATAGCTTGGCGAGTATTGCTAGAGTCACTGGGGCGGCAGTAAGTACACTTTCAACCGTAAAACAAGAGTCAAAAGACGTGCCTAAACATTGGCATGATAGTTGGGAAGGAATTGCTATGCAAGATTATTACCAGAAAGCTATAGGTGAATCGCCCCCTCGTGTAGGGGATTATATTGAAGTAGAGGGGTATATAGATGAGGACTAAAGAAGGCGCAATAAAAGAAAAGGTTAAGAAAATATTAGCTGAAGTGGGCGCATGGTACTTCATGCCAAGTGCTAATGGTTATGGACGGTCAGCTATACCTGACATAGTAGCTTGTGTTAATGGACATTTCGTTGCTATTGAATGTAAAGCTGATAACTTAAAACCCACGTTGTTACAAGAGCGTGAGCTTAATAGGATTGCTGAAAGCAAAGGAACTGGTATCTGCGTAAACGCAGAGAATGTAGACCAACTAAAAGATTTTTTGAGGGGGTTTGTATGAAACTACAACAAATGAAATACCCATTGCCAAATGACAACGCTAGGTGTTTGGGTACAGATTGCGATCAACGCAGAGCGTGTCAACGACATTTAA